AAAATCAGGCGATCTTGAAGTCAAGCGGCAGGCCACTTGGGGAATGTCGGTTAAGGCGCTCGTTCAGCTGGTTAAGTTCGATCTGCGTGCCGCTGAGTCCGTAATCCTGGATCAGAACGAATTTGGGCGCATGCGCCTTTGCCCACGCATCGACCTTTGCTGCGTCGAAGTGCTCGGATAGTTCACCCTCAACGGAGAAAGTCGGACCGGCGGTGTAAGACCGCGAGGCGAAAACGGTTAGCTCTGATGGCAATTCTACCGAAGCGTCTTCTTCGGCCGACACTTCGGCCGCTTGCCCGCCTTCAAGCTCCGGCTCCGGTTCGAAGTGGCCGGCATGACTATATAGGGACTCGATCTCTTTAGGCGCTAAAGCGAATTCCACCTGGCACACAAGGACGGACGGATCCTTGTTTCCCCAGTCATCGACAGGCCAATCCTCATCGATGTTGTAGGCTTCATCAGAGGCGAACGGATTGATACGATAGAGCGCTTCAAACAGATTGCTCTTTCCCGCTTCGTTCTGCCCCACAAAGGCAGTGATGCTGTTTACATCGACCCATCCCGAGTCAATGATGTTTCGATAGTTGGTAATCCGAAAACGGGTAAGCTGCATGAAGTATCGTTTGCCAAGTTCGCGATGATCGGTGTGAGGCTCTTCACGTAGCCTATCCTCTCATGTCGCTCCTGCAAAGGGCAGCGTTTCTCAAGGACACATACTCCTCGGCAGAGGGCAACCCGGTCGAGCTCTCCACCACCGGCGTGCTTAGTTCTTCATCTCAGAGCCCTTTCGAAGATCGGATGCGGACCACGGCGATGCGCGCCGTGGTCCCGGTGATCTGGCGGTTGAGGTCGCCCAGCGCCGCTGCCATTTCCGCGTCGCTGGCATAGGTCACCCGCTTGCCGTCGTATTCGACGGTGCGGACGCCCCGGTAGCGTGCGGCCATCAGGGCGTCCCGCCAGGCGGTGAGCTGGGCGAGGTCGGCCATCACGCGCCTGCGTTCATGAACCAGCCGCGGTGGTCGATGAAGCCCGCGCCGAAGTCCAAGATCACCCGGATCTCGACGCCGTCCACGTCCCAGCCCGAGCGGCTCTCGACCTGCGGGCCCTCCGCGCCCGAGAGATAGGCGAACTCCAGCCCGTCGATCTCGCCGGGATCGGCGGTGACGTACCAGCGCGTGGCCGAGGACAGGCGCGGCTCGACCACGAGGGAGAGCGACCCGGAGAACGGGTTCACGTCGGCGGCCGTCGACGGTGCGATGCTCGCCAGCCACTTCTCGGCGGTGGTCTCGAGCGCGGGCGGAACCAGCAGGTTGCGAGGCGTCACGCGGATCGTGCGGTCCTCGATCCCCTTCTGCGTCCTGAGCGCCAGCCGGGCGGCCGAGAGGGTCGCGTCGGAGATCGCCGCCCCGGTGCCCGCCTTGTTGCCGTGATCGGCGTGGAACAGCGTCTTGCCGTCCGACATCGTCGGGCCGTTGCCGCTGCCCGCCTCGAGGAGGGTGACGAGGATGCGCGCTTCGGTCTCGGCGGCCCCCTGGCCCATGCGGCGGGCAAGGTCCGCGAAGGCGCCAAGGTCGTCGTTCACCAACACCTGCCGGGTGATGCCGATCTTCCTGGCCCAGGTCTCGATCTTGTAGGCCTCGCGGGCCTCGGCCATCGTCCCCGACTTGATCTCGCCGTGCTCGTTCAGCTTCTCCAAGAGCGGCGCCTCACCTAGCATGATCTTGTTCACCGCCCGGAAATCCCGCGCCGAGGTCTGGCGGCCGAGGCGACGGATGCCCGAGGGTGCGGCTTGGTAGGCATCGCGCAGGACGCGGCCCACGGTGTTGCCGAGGATGATCGGGAAATCCGAGGTGGTGTGCAGGGCGCGGGTCACTAGGCTCGCGGGCGATAGGGCCATGGTGGATTCGCCGCGCAGGGTCAGCAGTTCCTTGGCCATGTCCACCGGCGTGGCATAGGCGTAGCGGCGGGCGGGTTCGGACAGTTCGTGTCGCGGATTGATGCGGGCGTAGAGGGCCTCGCCCATCTGACGGGCGCGGAGGGCCGGATCATCCTGGCTCTCGCCCATCTCCACGCGGACCTGTTCGGTGCGGATCGTCGGCGCGCTGCGGGCCGCCAGCGCCTCGAAGGCAGCACGACGGGCGGTGTCGGCATCGGCGGCGGCGTCGATCTGGCCGTCGATCCAAGCCTGGTCCAGCCCGGCGATGCGGGCGATGGAGCGGATCTCGGTGTTGATCGCGGCGCGGGTCTGGGTCTCGGGCGGGGCAGGGGTGATGGTGTCGGGCATATTGGTCTCCATGCGGATGTGGGCACCCGGGTCAGCCGGGGTCGGTACAAGCGAAATCTCGTGGGGCGTCCAGCGGACGGCAGTCAGCACGCGGGCACCGCTCTCGGTGGTCTCGGCCCACTCCTCGACCGAATATCCAACCGAGACATGGCGCAGGATCCCCGACAGCACGTCCTGCCAGAGGGGTTCCACCTCTGGGCGGGCCGAGAACCGGATCAGCGCCGTGCCGCGTTGGCCATCGACATTGGCGGATTGCACGCTGCCCAGAACATCGCGGACAGCGGACTGGCGGTGGGCATCCAGCACGCTGGCGCCCTGCAGGCGCGACAGGTCCACCGCCTCCGGCACCAAGCTGAGGCGTTCGATGTACTGCCCAGCCATGTCGCGGCGGCGCACGGGCGCGCCGGTGGACCAGATCACCTCGACGGTGCGGTTGTCGCGGTCGGCGCTGGCCGGGGCCAGATCGGCGCGGCGGGTCAGCAGGGTGACGGTGTCAGTCATCAGTAGTGTCCTCCTGTGTCGGGGGCGGCGCACCGAAATTCAGGCCCAGCGCATCCGACCGCGCTTTGTCGGCGGCGATCTCGGCATCAACCTGTTCGGCGTCATAGCCCCGTTCCGAAATCGCCTGCGTCCTGCTCTTGAGCCCGGCATTAATGGCGAGGATCTCGGCTTCGACGTCCTTCTTGGGATCGACGTAGTCGAACTTCGGCGGCAGCCATTCGCACCCGAGGTAGGCGTCCGGGTTCCGGTCGAAGTCCCGCGCGGGCAGATCGCCTGTCAGCACCGCGAGGCGCACGAAGCGCTCCCAGACCGGGCGGCAGAACAGGTGCACCACCACGTTGTGCTGCAGCTGCTCGACCCGGCGGCGGAACTCGATGAGCCCGGCGCGTATCGAGGAATAGGTCACACCTTCCAGGTCGCCGGAGACCAGCTCGTAGGGCAGGCCGAGCCCGGCCGCGACGGCGCGCAAATGGTTCTTCACGAAGGGCGCATAGGCGTCGTGCTCGGTCGGATTGGAAAAGCGGATGTCGGTACCAGGCGGCAGGGGGATAAGACTGCCGGGCTCCATGCCCACGGTCAGCGCGCCGCCGGTGTTGGTGCCCGACAGCCCGCCCGCCGTGCCGTCGGGATCGGTGATGAAGCCGGTGAACAGCGCCGCGACCTTGGCCTTCACCAGCGCGGCGTCCTCGAACTGGTCGAGCTCATGCAGCCGCAGCAGCACCGGCGCGAGCCAGGTGATTCCGCGCAGCTGGCCCGCCGCCAGCGGCTTGAACAGGTGCACGCAATCGGCGGCGGGGACGCGGAGCGGGTCCATGTGGAGAGACCCCAGCGGATCGCCAGGACGGGAGGAAAAGACCCGGTAGGCAACCCGGCGACCGGCGGCATCGAACTCGATGCCCGCCCGGATCCGCGCCCCGCCGCCGATCTCGCGGTGCAGGTCCATGGGAACCTGCTCGCGATCCAGAAGCTCGAGGTGGAGAGGAAGGGTGGCGGCGTCGCTCGCCACACGCAGCCGGGCGAAGCTCTCGCCGCTCTCGACCATCGCGCGCACGGCCATGGCCTGCAGCCCGTAGAAATCGGCCAGCCCGTCCGGGGCGGCATGATCGGTCCAGCGCAGCCAGAGCGCCTGGAGCCGTTCGCGCACCGCACGGTCTGGATGGGTGGATTGCGGCTTGATCCCGGCGCCGACGACATTGCCGACCAGGCTGTCGACCGCCGCCGCGACCCACGGGTTGTTCCGTGCATACCAGCCGGCCCGCCGCGCCGCCGTGGTCGCGCCCGCCAGGATCGCCGCGTTCAGCCCATCGACCGTCCGCGCCCCCTCCCAACGCCGCCCACCACCCGCAGCGTCGAAGCCGCGAGCGCGCGCGAGGCCGAGAAGGCGATGGAGAAAGGTCCGCATGGGCAGGAGAATCGCCCGGAACGGACCCTCAAGCTATTGGGAATGATTTGCAATGTCGGTGTGCGGTCGGAAACGAGGCCACTAGTCGATCATCGACCCAACTGCTAGGCTTCTCAAAAAATTGAGATTGTCGAGGCGGAATGGGCAGGGACTACGCAGAAGCGATCGCGGCAAGCGGCCTTACGATCTACGATCCGATTGAGATTGGTGACCCAGAGCTATGGGTCCCAACACCTGAACTCGAAGCTATGCTCGACGAGAGACTGCGCGGCATCAGCCTTGCTGGTCTGGCGCTTCGGACACGATCCAAAGTGGTCAAGGAAAGCGTGTGCCGCGCACTGGGCTACCCCGTGCCCCCGAGCTTCAAGAAAACACAGCCCCGCTTCCTCGGCCAAATGTTCGATACCTACGCCCAGAAGTCGAACAACCTACAGGTCTGGAACGAGGAGCTTTCCCCATCGCGGCGCTACGTGATCCTGCGGGTCGATGAGGCTGACCGGATTGCGCGGGTTAAGGTCGTGAACGGCGAAGAACTCGCACAGCTTGATACCACCGGCACCTTGACGCAGAAATATCAGGCACGGCTTGTTCCGGGATCAGCATATGAGGAACTGGTTTCTCCGACCGACACCGATGCCCTTCTACCCCACACCCGGGCCGGTGCGAACCTGGCCCAGACTGTCAGCCCGATAGACCACCCGGCGCACGGACTGCTCCTGCCCATTGGCGAGGTTTTCGAGCGGCTGCGCGGAGCAGTTGGCAGGTCCTTCCCTGATGCTGGCTGGGATCAGGAGCGCAACAGGGGTGCAGCGCTGCACCGCATCGTGTGCGAACTTCTGGGCTATGCCGACTACCGCGACGATGGGCGTTTCCCCGATGTTCGGAACCAGCTGCTGGAGGTCAAGCTGCAGACCTCGCCAACCATCGACCTGGGGTTGGTGAGACCGGCCAGCGAGGAGCCGCTGGACGTACCGCAGGTCGCCGGAACGCAGGTCCGCCACTGCGACGTTCGCTATGCCCTGTTTTATGCCCAGACGGATGGGGCTGAAGTGACGCTGACCCACCTGTACCTGACGACAGGTGCGAGCTTCTTCTCGCGCTTCCCGCAATTTGGCGGCAAGGTCCTCAACAAGAAGCTCCAAATTCCGCTGCCGTCAGACTTCTTCGACAGGTAGGCCGAACGCGGCCCATACCATCCGGTCAATCCGCCGCTCAAGGGCTGGGTCTGGGCCATCGGCCAGCCGGGCGTATAGGTCACGGCAGGCGGCCACAATCTCAAGTGCGCCGCTGCTGTCGGGGTCAGGGAGTGGGAATTGCTCGACATACTGCGTGATGAACCGCCGCCGCCCCGCATAGAGCTTGTTGTTGAAACGGAGGTCGTAGAAGCGCTCGATGAAGGTGGAGTTGGCCACGCCCACCGCGAGCCACAACAGGTCCTCTTCCCCAGTCAGCCAATAGCAGTCGCCGTTTACAACCGTCCCCTCAAGGTCCATCCAGAAGGTGGGCTGCTCGGAAATGTCCCGGAACACCAGCTTCGGCCCGGGCCAGTCCGCCGGGTTCTGCGGCACCCAGATTTCATACCACTGCCGCCCGGCCTCAATCACATAGCTGCGGTCCTCAAGGGTCTTCCGGTGCTGTTCAAGGTAGGCGAAGCTTGCCGGGTACTGCGACAGGTCCACGGCCTGCTTTTTTCCGTCAACCGCGTGGTGCGGATACAGGACCAGCCGGTTGTGTGGCTCGGGCCGGAAGCGCCGCGCGGTGTGGTGCGTCGTCAGGGGTCGGTGCAGCTCTAGCTCTCGGTCCCAGCTCTTGGGCAGAAACACCTTGTCGGCGCATGTCTTGATCCCGACCCTAATCTTTCCAATGTCGCGGAAGGTGCCCCAAGCGTGCTTTTCCACGGTTGCAAGCCAGCTTTCCACGCCTGCCGATGCCAGCCGCCACACCCCGGCAGGGTTCCCGCCCGTGTCCAGCGTCCCGTGTTGAACAAGGAAGGTCCGGCCATCGGGAACAGCCACCGTGCCATGTTTTCCGAGGGCTTCTATTGGGTCAGCGGCTGTGTGCGCGGGCTCGTCCTTTGTCTGATAGATTGTCAGGAAGGACGGTGTCGCTGGCTCCGCCCCTGCGCCCCGTGCGATCAGCACGGCAGGCAGCACGGCAGCATCGAACAGCTTTGTGTCGCCCAAGTCATAGACTTCGCGCAGCCGGAGGCCGGTCATCATCCCGGCGCGGGCGGATGCGCCGCCCTTGGTCGTCATGAAGCGGTTTGAGACGATGAAGCCAGCCGCGCCGTCCGGTGCCAAGACTGTTGCCATGCCGAGCAGAAAGGCGTGGTACAGGTCCACGCGCCCGGTCAGCCCGAATTGCTGGGCGAGTTGGCGGGCACGGTCAGCCCCTATGATCTGTGTGCGCACATAGGGCGGGTTGGCAATGATGAGGTCATAGGTTTCTTCCGTGCCGAAAAGACCGCCCGCGAAGTCGTCAAGGACATGGTCTAGGAAGCTCCCGAGGCGGAGGTTGAGAACGGCCCGCGGGTGCTCGCGCGACAGGCGCTCGCGCGCTTCTGCTAGCGCCAAGGGGTCGGTCTCGAAGCCAAAGACTTCGACTGGCCCATCAATCCGGTCCAAAAGGGCGAGGAGCAATTCGCCGTGGCCAACCGCAGGGTCCAGGACCCGGGCAGCCCGTCCCGATGGCAGGTTGGCAGTTGCCGCAATGCGGCCAGCGACGAAATCGGCAAGAGCCCGAGGGGTGTAGGTCACGCCGTCAGATTTGGCCTCGTCAACGTCGCCATAGCGTTTCGTGAACCTCATCGCCTCTGTCACTGGCTCGCCTCGTTCTTTTATTGTTCTCATTCACGCTACATCGAAGCGCTTTCAAGGTCCACATCGGTCAGCGCCTATGCTGCCCAATACTTCCATATTCGTTTTGCATCTGCCTGCCATCATTCCATTGAACTCGATGAGCATGTTTCGTGCGTGCAAGAGTTTTCAACGATGTCCGCCGTCCGCGCAACGCCATCACATCCAAGGGGAGCGGATTGCTGCACGCACTGACTGCACCGGCGCCGACCCCACTCCTGCCACCTCATCGTTCAGCCTGAGCCCCATGCTGATGAGCCCGTGCAGGGCGGCGTGGGCGTAGACGAAGGTGTCGAGGGCTTCGTTGCGTTCGCCGTCGCGCTTGGGCTGCCAGGAGCGGATGGGGCGTCCGCGCTCGAAGCGGGTGACGACGCGCTCGGCGGTCAGCTGGCGGAAGTAGTCGGCGTCGAGGCGGCGGGGGAAGTGGATGGCGCCGGGGCCGGGTTCGGTCAGTTTCAGGCGGGCGTAGACGGCGTCCTTCACAGCATCGACGCCGACGATGAACAGCGGGATCTTGCCCTTGTTCGTGCGCGTCGGGCGTCGCGGCCAGACCGGGATGCCGGGCCCGCCGCGGCCCTTTATCGCCCAGACCCGGCGGGCGAGGCGGGTGCGGCAGAACTCGTAGGCCATCTTGGTATGGTGGCCGCCGGTATCGACGGCGACAGCGCGCACGGGCAGATCGCCATAGGTGCCGTTCAGCACGCCATCGAGATCGGACCAGAGGCGCGGGCCAGACGGATCGCCCCAGAGCACGCGGTAGTCGATGACCCACGCCTCCTCGTCGCGGCCCCAGCCGACGATTTGCACCTCGATCCGGTCGCCCTGAACGTCGACGCCCGCCGTCAGCACGGCCACGCCGGGGGCGAGATCGCTGCCCCAGTCCTCGCGCCTGGCCATAAGGGGATCGGCGGGAACGGTGTCACCCGCCTGGTCCTCCCAGGACTCGCCCAGCTTGGTGTTGACCCAGACCTGCAGCCGGGCAGGATCCTTGGCGACGCGGGCATGTTCCTGCGCGATCTCGGCCCATGTTTCCCAGGGGGAACAGAGCGACGACAGGTGGAACCCTGCGGTACGACCGTCGCCCAGCGCGGTGGGTCGCCATTCGCCAGCCGCCAGCAGGCGGGGCTTGTCGTGCTCATGATGCACGCCGCCGCAGGCATCGCAGATGAGATAGGCAGCGTCGCGCTGCCCCTCGGGCCAGCGGATGCGCGCCCAGGTGATCGGCGCCATGTCGCCGCAATGCAGGCAGGGAACGTGGAAATATCGCTGGTCGCTGTCGAGGAAGGCTGCCTCGATGCGGGAATGGCCTTTCAGGGTGGGTGTGGAGACCATGTAGATCTTGCGCCGCCCCCGGAAGGTAGTGGTGCGCTGGATGGCCAGATCGACGGGATCGCCCTCGCCATCGGCATCGCCGGGATAGCCGTCCACCTCGTCCAGGAACAGATACCGCACGGGCGTGGACCGCAGGCCGACGGCGCTGTTGGCCCCGGTCATCACCAGCTGGCCGCCGGGGAAGGATTTGCGGAACAGGCTGTTACCGGCGTCGCGGGACCGGGGCGCAGCGACCAGGTCTCGCAGGGCAGGGGTCGCCTCGATCAGCGGGTCGATCCGGACGGTCGTGTTGCGCCGCACCATGTCGAGAGAGGGCATGACCAGCATGGCGATGCCGGGGGCGTTCTGGATGATGTAGCCGAGCCAGTTCAGCCCCGCCTCCGAGCCGCCGGTCTGCGCGCCCTTCATCAGCACGACCCGTTCGTAAGGGCTGGAGGTGGACAGGGCGTCCATTACCGCCCGGAGATAGGGCGTGCGGTCGGTGCGCCAGCGGCCCGGTTCCGCCGAAGTGGGCGGCAGGATGCGATGCCGGTCGGCCCAGTCTGACACCGGGATCGGCGGTTCCGGCCGGATGCCGCGCCGCCATGCGAGGTCAATGTCAGGCACCATCACTAAGGCTCCCCAAGGGCAGGTCAGCGAGGTGCTCAAGATGCTCGCGCATCATCCTGTCCAGCGCGGCGAAGGTGGCGCGCGGATCGGCCCCGACCTCGGCCGCCAGCAAGGGCGCGGTGCGCTGGACCCAAGCCATGTGGGCGTCCCGTTCGGCACGGGCGCGCGCGAACACGGTCCTGGTTGCGGCGGCGGTTTCCACCAGCAGGCCCTGTTCCTTTTCGAAGGCCAGCTTGGCACGCTGCACCTTCACGATCTCATGTAGCCGCTTGGCCTCGGCCAGCGTGGTCGAGACGCGGGCAGGGGCGGCGGTGGCTCCACCCTTGTTGCGGCGGGCGGGATCGAGGTTGTCCTCGATCCAGGCGAGCCCCACCGCCACGTCGATCTGCCCGTCCGGGCGCACAGGAAGGCCCTCGGCCACTAGTTGCGAGATGCGCCCCTTGGTCAGACCGACCCGAGTGGCGAAGGCGGTCTTGGTCTCGGCGCTGTCGAGTTTAGTCATTTGCGCCCCCTGACGCTGGCGGGACAATGCGCTGCGCTCCCCCGCATACGATTTGGCCCGGGAGGAACCGCCCGGTTTTCCCGACGGTTCTGATGTTTCCACGGACCGTCCCGAGCCCTGCCGCCCGTTCCCGATCCGTCTGGTTAGGGTGGGTGGGTTGGGTGAGGTGATCCCGGCCCATCCCCGTATGTGTCATCACACACGCATCATGCGTGGCGTCGTGTCGGCACGATGGCTGTGCCACGTCACCGACACTTCTGGTGACAAACATTGTTCCCGGCGGGGAGCACCTCACCAAACCCACCCAACCTAACCGGGCAATCCGGGACTGGACGTCACGCATTGGCAGCCCTCCGGAACGGATCAGAACCGTCGGGAGCGTCGGCGTTCACGATGTCCAGTTGCCAGCGCGCGCGGTTGCCGGTGGTGCCTGCCGCGATGATGCGGTGGCCCGCGACCACCCTGTTCTGATGCTGCGACAGCCACTTGCCGAGCCGCGTGCCGTTGATCGCGCCGCCTTCGCCTGCGACGCGGAGCAGGGCCTCGCGGAACTCAGGGTTCACGTATTCCGCCTTGCCGAACAGCTGGGTCTGCTGCGCGGCGGCCCGCTCGATGATCTCGCGCACCGTCACGCGGTCGGTGCCGATCACCGATCGCCATTCCTCCAGCGCCGCTGTCAACGCCTCGAGCTTTGGGTCCGCGCCGCGCATGCCCTCCATCGTCTCGCAGGGGTCGGCCTCGCCCAGCCAGATCAGCGCGTCGCGCACCCACCCCGACCAGGCGGTGAAGGAGCCGAGCGGCACGGTTTGCGACGGACGCCCCGCGATGTGGAAGGCGCGCAGGATGGTGAGCCCGGCCGCGACATAGTCGCCGCGCTGCGCCGCCACGAGGACGAGGGGATCGCGGTCGAAGGCGCGCAGTTCGGGCCGCTCGACGCCTGCATCCAGCGTGGCGCGTATGGCGCGGCGGGTCATGTCGCCCACGAAGGTCAGGTTGTTGCCGGTGGCGAACATCGTCGCGTTGCTCGGCACCTCGGCATTGAGCGACGTGCCGAGGATGCGGACCTTGAGGCTGGTCTGGGTCATCGCCTGGCACAGGAGTTCGCCGCCCAGCGGTTCCTCGCAGTTGTCGATGGCGATCATCGCGTCGCCTGCGATCAGGGCCGCGCCCAGCCGTTTCTCCATCTCCTCCTCGGTCTTGCCCTGTGCGATCACCGGGGCGGGGCGGGTGGTGACGATCATACTGGCGATATCGACCAGCATGGATTTGCCCGTCCCCGCTGTGGGCGCGTTGAAGCCGTGCAAGGGTGCTGTCGGCAGCGAGCGGCGGATCAGCGTGGTCAGGATGGCCGACAGCGCCACGGAGCGGTCGGCGGGTGTCACGAAGGGAAAGCTGCCGATCAGGTCGCGCAGGAAGGCCAGCGCGCGCAGGGCGGTGTCGCGGTCGGGCTCGCGCGGCAGCAGGGGGAAGCGGTCGCCCTGCGGGTCGAACAGCAGGCCGGTTTGCGCATCATAGCCCGACTGGTCGAGGATCGAGCCATCCTCGCGCAGGGTGGGGGCGTTGATGATCCCGGTCAGGACCGGCAGGCGCCACTGGCCCTCGCGCGCCAGATAGGTTTCCGCCAGCCGCTGCGGGCAATCGGTGGGGATCCATTCCCCGGCGCGCATGTCGTAGCGTTCCCAATCGGCGGCCTTGGTGAAGGCCTCGGCCATGTGGTGTGCCCGCACGTGGATCAGGCGCGGCGCGTCGATTTGCCTGCCGCCCGAGATCGCCACCGGCACCATGGCCGGGCGCACGACGATGCTGCCGCGCTGGTAAAGGCCCAGACCGGCCCCGAGCAGCGCCACTTCTGCCTTGTCGATGGTCTCGGGCATCTGGCCTGCGCGGATGCGGATCAGGGGGCGGTTGCCTTCGGCTGTGGTATCGTCGTCAGTATCCCGGTTGACGCGACTGGCACGCACCCGGCGCGGCGTCTCCGCCCGCCAGCCGTTCTGCCGTGCCAGCCAGAACAGGGTGCCGACCGTGACGTTGCGGACGCTGGCGAAGCTGTCCCACTTCGCGGCGGTATGGGCGGGATCGTTCTTGGCCGCCTCGGCCGACCAGGCCTCCCACAGCGCGCGGCCATCGGGGCCAAGCGCGGCGTAAATGGCGAGACCCACCTTGATCCAGTCGTCATAGGGCAGATCGTTGTTCGGGATATGCGCGATGGCCTCGGCGATCAGGTCGTGCGACGGGGCTTCCCTCGGCTTGAGGCCCGCGAGTTTGCGCCCCTCGCGGTCGATGTCGCGCCGCTCGCTGGTGGTCTGGCCGCCCGACTTGCGCAAGGCATCCTCGGCGGCAGCGATGAAGGCGGCGCAGGTGTCGCGGCTGACCACGGGCAGGTCGGACAGCGGCATGTCCAGCGGCGAGCGGTCCGGCCAATGATAGGGCGCCTTCGTGCCCGGGTGGATGCCGAAGGCCACGAACTGCTGCCCGGTTGCCAGCACCTCGACGCGCGCCACGGTGCCATCCAGCATCTGGAATTCGCTGGTCTGGACCTTGTCGAAGGAGGCCGCCGTGCGGAAGACGAGCAGGCATTTCGGGGCCTTGCCGATCCGCAGAAGGGGCGTGGGGCCGAGCATGTCGATGGCCATGCCGCGCAGCCGGTCGGCAAGGCTCACGTCCAGCACGTCGATATCGACGCCGACCAGATCGCCGCACAGAAGCCCGGTGTTGGTGCAGTTGCGCTGCGCCCGCGCCCAGCGCGCGATCTCACCCTCGTCGGCACTGGCGCAGACCGTCTCCCAGCCCTTCATCATCGGCCGCTTGCCCGCCGCCTTCATCGCCACATGCGCGCCCAGCACCGGCACCGGGCGATAGCCGTTGCGGTGCAGCGCCAGGCGCAGGTCGGTCGGATCCTCGGGAAGTGCGATGGGGAACGCGTTGCCTGCTTTGATGGCCGGGGGAATGGGATCCTGCACTGTCATTGCCGCGGCACCTTCACGCTGCAGAGCAGGATCGGCATGTCGGCGCGGACCTCCTGCACGAGCCTCGTCCAGGCGATCTCCTGCTCGGGCCGGGTCTCGATGATCAGCCCGTTGTGACCGGCGGCGGCCAGGAGGGCGATGCTGGAATAGGCCTCGGGCGGCGGTTCGCAGCAGACGATGGCGACGCCGTCGATCTGGCCGATCAGCCGTTTCAGCGCGGCGCGGTCGTATTGGTCGGGGCCAAGCGCGCTGTCCATGTCGTCGCCCACGAGCACGATGAAGGGCCGCGCCAAGAGGTCGATGCCGCGATCAAGGCCAGTCGCGCGCTGCGGGACGACGAGAAAGCCCACCCCGCAATCGCGGACCACCTGAACCAGGGGCAGAAGATGCGGCGCCTGCGCCGAGACGGCGGTCTCCATGCGGTCCAGCATGGCCGAGGACAGGCGGGAGTAATCAGTCAGCATTTGTGAAGCCCTCCTGCGCCTCGATCCAGTCGATGAGCCGGGATTTCCGGGCGCAGATCACGTTGCCCATGCGGAAGGTCGGCATCCGCACCTTGGCCTCGCCCGCGTAGTAATAGACCTTCCGGCGTGCGCTCGCGTTGCCGAAAACAAAGACCGCGATGGCATCCGCGCCGCGCAACAGATCGTCGGCCAGCGTCGGGCATGCCTTCTCCGTGGCGGGTCCAGCCCGCAATTGATGTTCCATGATGGCCTCCGATGGGTCTGGTGGGGTCAGTCGATGCCGAGCGACGCCCGCACCCGCTGTTCGATCTGGTGGATGTTCACCGCCGCGAAGGCCCGCACCTGCGGATCGCCCGCGATGCGGCCGAGGTCGGCGGCCTCGATGATGTCGCCCGCGGTGAGGTCGATCTCGTCGCCCGAATTGCCCGCCTGCCGCATGATGCTGGTGATGACGAACAGGCTGCCGCGCCCGGCACGGAACCGAAGCTGCGTCGTGTGCATCGAGACGGTGGTGGGGGCGAGCCCGAGGCGGTTGAACTCGGCCAGCGCCGCCAGCACCACGGCATCATCCGCCGTGAACTTGCGCGCCTTGCCATTCTCGACCGGATTTTCCGGGGTGAAGTGCCCGCGCGAGATCCACGCCTCGACCTGGTAGCGGGTCAGACGGGCGGCATCCGCGATCTGCTGGATGGTGAAGTCAGGGGTCATGGCGAATACCTTTGACAGTTCGTCTGAGCCATGGATAAGTGACCTCCGACATCATGTCAATGGTAATCGCTCGCCTCGGAATTCGGGCCTTGCCTGTCCCGCCAAGCCGAGCGTGATGACAGATTGGAGGGAACCCCATGGCCACGATCCGCAAACGCACGCTGCCCTCGGGCCTTGTCCGGTGGCAGGTGGACTTCACCGACCAGGCGGGCAAGCGGCGGTCCAAGCTGTTCCCGCGCCGCAAGGATGCGGATGTGTATCTGGTCAAGGTCCGCTCGCTGGTGGCCAACCACACCTATCTGGCCGACAGCGACAGCACGACGGTGGCCGATGCCGCAAAGGCTTGGCTCGACCATTGCGAGGTGCGCTGCAAGACAGGGCGGCGGATGGAGCGGTCCACCCTGCGAGGCTACAGCGACTATGTGCGCCTGCACATCACCGCGCCCGAGATCGGCATCGGGGATAAGCTGATCGCCCAACTGACCCGCCGCCATGTCAACGAGTTCCGCGACCGGATGCTGCTGAACGGGCGGTCCGAACATCTGACCCGGCGCGCGCTGTCGGTGCTGAAGCTCGCGCTGGACCACGCCATCGACAATGGCCAGTTGTTCACCAATGCCGCGCAGGGTGTGCGAGTGATCAAGTCCAGCCGGATCGAGCACAAGGCCCCGGTGCCGACCAAGGAGGCGATCCGCGCCCTGATCGAGGCGGCCGACGAGGATTTCAAACCGCACCTGATCGTCTCGGCCCTCGGCGGCCTGCGCGCCTCCGAACTGCGGGGACTGCGCTGGACGGATGTGGATTTCGACAAGGGCTTCATTCACATCCGCCAGCGCGCCGATGCCTACAACCAGATGGGCGAGCCGAAATCGCGGGCCGGGTTCCGTGACATCCCGGCAGGGCCGATGGTGCTGAACGCCCTGCGCCGCTGGAAACTGCGCTGCCCGAAGAACGCCCTCGATCTGGTCTTCCCCGCGCCGCAGGGTGGAATCTTGCAGCACACCAAGACACAGGCCCGGTTCCGAAAGTTGCAGGAAAAGGTCGAGGTGACCATGCGCTGGCACGACCTGCGCCACTTCGCCGTGTCGCTCTGGATCGAGCAGGGCTTCTCGATCAAGGAGGTGATGACCTTCGCGGGCCACTCCTCGATTCAGATGACCATGGAACGCTACGGCCACCTGTTCCCCTCGCCCGACCACCAGAAGGCCATGGCCATGGTCGAGGCGAAGCTGCTAGGATAACCCTCAGAAAAGTATGGGGTATCTAGATGGGCTGCTTGCCGTCGCATGGCCGGGTGAACTGCACGCGTTGTTTCGGCGATGGTGCGCGCATTGACTTTGACAGAACCCGGCGCACCGCTGAGGACGGCCAATGGCGGATCACAGCCAATCCGCTTGCGTGGGGAAACAGCGAGCCTGAGATCGTGGTTCTCGGCTTTTCGAAGGGGCCAACGCAAGCAGGAGCATTGGCAACCACCCCGCATGACCAGATTGCCTACAAGGGCTCAAGGACCGCTGTTGGCAAGATCCTCGCGCATGTTGGTGTGGTAGACCGGCCTGCGGACGGAAATCTCGGCCGGGCCGTCGACAAGTTGATTGCCGACCCGCGCGGCAGGTTTCATTTCGGTTCGCTGGTCCGATGCACCGTCGAGCGTTATGATGACCAAAGGAAAGCCTGGCTGGGGTCGGGTGGCGGCATGCTCGACAAGTTCGTGGCGACACCCTTCGGCCAGGAGGTCGCAGCAAACTGCGCCATGGCTTTCCTCGCTGACCTTCCGGCCAGCACAAAACTGGTGATCATGTTCGGGCTTGGAACCAAGATGAACTATGTCCGAGAAGCGCGCAAACTGATCACAGCAGCTCGGCCCGGCACATGGCGCACCGTGAATGATGTGGCCTACACCGACGGTCGGGTAACAGTCGTCCATGTTGAGCACTTCGCGTCGCAGGGGGCGTTGATACCGAACTGGCTAGGTGAGAACAAACATGACCGATCCAAGTTAGGAACCATGGCCCGCGAGGCGGTGCGGATGGCTCTCGCTGTCTGATTCCCGTTTCCTCCCAACGGTTTGCGGCTGTTCCGTGCGACACGACACCGACGTTGCGCGCCTAAAAATCAGCTAACAATTTGAAATCACGAAGTTATTCTGGATGTCTAGGTGGGCCTCATAACCTGAAGGTCGTAGGTTCAAATCCTACTCCCGCAACCAAAATCCTTCGCGTTTCCAAACGCTTAAGCGCCGCCCTCAGGGGCGGCGTTTGCGTTTCCAGCACCCGTGGAAGCACTGTGGAAGCAAGAGGCGCCGAAATCCTTCATATCGCTTCGAAAAGCGCGCTGCCGTGATGGTCAGGTGCTTCCTGCGCGCTTTCACGCGCCAAGCAATCCATAACGAGCTGCCGAAGGGCCTCCCTGTGATCTCGCTGTTTGCCGGCGAGGTCTTGAGTGGCCACGATCAGCGACTCATACGCGCCCCTTGTCGCGATGGAGTACCGCCGGCGGATCGGATCTGGCGGCAGCTCGCCATGATGGGGATATAGCAGTACGACGTTCGGGCAGTCGTAGAGCCTGCCATATGCCATCAGCTGGTACACGTCCGTCTGGCTGACCCCCTGCTTTGGATCGTCGATCCGTGGCGTCATGCGCTTCCACTTCGTGTCGATGATCAGCGCGATCTTCTCGCCCTGCCGGACGATGAGGTCGGGCCTTGTGCGGAAGCGGCCGGTCTCGCCCTCGTAGAGACAATCCTGATGGCCGCCTTGCGACGACACACGGAAGCCCGTGCCGGCCAGAGCACGCGACAGGGTCCGTTCGATGTATGCTTCGAACAAGACGTTCATCTCGAAGAGTAGCGCGTGACCGTCGATGGTCCCCGCGCTCGTCTGCTGGTGCCGGTCCGATAGAAAGAGGCGCGCGAGAGACAGGAGATCCCGCCAACGACGATTGGTGCGGTCCAGGACGATCCGGTCCCAGCGGAGGGCGTTCGGAGGAACGTCGGCTACGTCGGCGTACACGAAGGTTAGCTCGCGCAGCGCGCGCTGGTTATCCGGAGCACCGGACAGACGCGACAGCTTGCTGACCGCCGCCCGCATGACCTGATTCAGGGCTATGTCCGGCGATAGAGCATCGAAACGACATGCGAGCTTTTGTGGCGAGACCGCGAGCGTCGAGAACTGCCGTGTCACGTCCAGGCGTCCCCGAAGCGAAGGCAAGTCGTCTTCGTGTTCGAGGTAGTGGCGCGGCATCCCTTGGCGGACCGCGTCGATGAGCTTCGCACAGAACAGACGGATCAGAAGTTCGAGCACGGTCTCGCGCTGCCAGCCAAGCTGCGTCATCGCGCCGGCTTCGATTGGCAGATCGTAGGTCACCGCAAGCATGTGGATGAGGCGCTGCCTGAGTACCGCATCCGACACCCCGCTCTCGCCGCCCCCTTCGATTTTTGGGAGAATCTCCAGTTGGCAGTCGGGGGTGGCAATGACGCCGACGACTCCACGTGCTCGGAGCCCCTTCCGCCCGTGTTCCAGAACACCCTCACCCCCGCGCCCGGAGAAGGTCGACGTCCTCGCAACCGCGGCAAGCCGATCAGCCTGCGTCTCCGGGATCTCGGTGTCGCCGGACCCGTAGGCGATGCGCTCCCACTCGCGGATCGTGCGGCGGATCATGTCCCGACCAACTTGCTGTAGTCGAAGCCCTCATCGACGGATCGAACCTGCCAGCGAAACCGGGCGACAGCATCGCCGTCCTCGAGGCCCGGAGGCGGGTTCAGGACCGTACGCTTGAGAAAGCCACCGGTGATCGAACCCTCACCCGGTTCCAGGTCGCCGAGCACGGCCGCGATCTTGGCCCAGTCTTCGAAGAAGTATTCCGCGAGGAGAGGGATGACCTTGTGGCGCATGACCTCGTCGACATCTGCTTGCGAACTGCACGCAGTGAAGTAGGCGTGTCCGATCTGGTGTTCGCGGTCGTAGAGATACTCGATCCGCTCGTTGATCGTGGCGAGAAGTCGCGGCAGGTCGATCCCGCATTTCTGGCCAGCGTCTTTGAGGATGGATGCATCAGGCATCATTTCACGGAACGTGAACCGGCGCCGGAGTGCAGTGTCGAGAAGCGCGATCGACCGGTCGGCGGTGTTCATGGTGCCAAGGATGTGCAGGTTGGACGGCACGCCGAATTCGTCCCCGGAATAGGGCAAGCGGACCCGCACCGCATTCGGCTGGTTGAGCCGCTTGTCGGCCTCGAGAAGGGTGATCAGTTCGCCGAAGACCTTGGAGATGTTCGCCCGGTTGATCTCGTCGATAATCAGAACGAACTGATCGGGCTCGTCACCCCCGTCGCTCCTCTGGCTGTTCATGTAGCGCTCGAGCGCCGGAATATTGAGCTCGCTGTCGTAGAGCAGATAAATAGACTGCTGCATGAAGCCGCGGTTGTAGATCTCGCTGACCGCTACCCCGTCACGATCCACCCAAAGCCATCGCACCGCGCGACGGTGGGCATAGCCCCCTTCCGGCCGTGGCTTGAACTCGTAATCGCCGACGAACTCCCCGATGGCACGGAACTGCTGGTTTCCCTTCGATACGATCACGATGTCGCCTTGCCGGACCCAGTTCCGGAACCGAAAGGGCATCTGCACCCATCCGGATCTTGCATCTATGTCGCCGCCGCCGTCTCGGTGGTCCTTGCAGGCCTCGAAGATCGCCTCCCGGCTGGCGTACTTCTCATCGCTCCAGTCGATGTCGTCGAAGCCGAGGAGTGTGTAACCGCCCTCTATCGCTTCCTCGAACAAGTGCGCGTCGTCAGGGTTGTTCGCTTCGCCGATCGACATCTTGAAGACCTGGCGGCCCTCCAGCTTGATCATGTCATCGCCCGATGAGCGTCCACGGCTGGTCTCCGCGCGCTTCGCGATCCGCCTGAATATTCCGTGGACCGTTTCGAGCCGGAAGCCGGCCGACTCCGCCTCAGCTTCGCCGTCCGCCCCGGTCATGGGCTGCCGACCTTCGACAAAATCCTCGTAGGCCATCGACTGGTGGAATGTGACGAACTCGATGCGCCCGGCCGCCACAAGCCTCTGGTAGGCCGCCATGAGCTCGGCCCGATCCTGGGGGACCGGCTCGCCGCACAGGCGCACTGCCTCGGCCGCGGTGGAGAAGGTTTTCCCGGTGCCGGGCGGCCCGTAGAGAATGAGGTTCATAGGGCTGAATCCCTTCTGGATCTTGCCGTCAGCAGCGCGACTATCGTCAGCGCTGCTCGTTCCATTCACGCCGCCACGTGGGGGAACACCGATTGCCTGAGCAATCTCCGGAGAGAGCTCATAGCGAATAAGCTTGTCGCCGCCGTAGGTCAGGTAATTGACGGGTCCGCCGGCGATCGCCTTGACCCGTGACGCGAGGCCGTCGACGAGCATCGCCCGTGCGACATCGACGATGTCCTCCGTCTCGATAGCCTCATCCGCTTTGTTCCCGGCGCCTCGCGGCTTGATCCGATATGCCGATACTCCGCTGCTGCGGTTGTAGTTCCTGACAGGCTGAAAAGGGGCACCCGTCGCATCGAAAAGGACAAAGGGGCGGCTGTCATCGGACTGAACAGTTTCATCAAGCTTGAAGCGGAACACCGTGGCTGAGCTTTGGTCGGCCCCGATCCGTTCGGGCTCTGGGAGCTGCGCCATGTCCTGGAACATCCGTCCGGCCAGAGCTTGGCAGATATTCGGCCAGGCCTCTTTGAGCCCAAGTGCTGCGTTCACGTCGCGGACGAGCACGTCGACGTGGTCGCGACCTCCCTCACGCGCGGGCTCGATGTAGTGCTCGAGTACGTATTGCCGTATCCGATCAGCGTCCTTGGCTGCTCCCGGAGGGTCACCCGCCAGGAACCGCCCGTACTGCCCCAACCAGCTACCCCAGTTGGAGAGCCTGTTGTGGGGATTGTCGGAGTCCGGCATGAGGATCCGGTAGTCCTGGCCGCCTGTTCGGGCATCCTCACGCATCTTGCGCAGACGCTCGCGCAGCGCCTCGAACCTGTCAGCTTCCCATGCCTCGTCGAGATCCCGATGAGGCATTCCAAGTGCCGCAAGATTTCGCTCGATGGTTCGGATCGCGTAAGCCCGCGAATTGCGGCCCGCTTCTGTCTGAGCTCCGCCTTGCTCAAGCCATGTCTTGAATTCGTGTTCTTTCGTCATTCACAGATCGCGATTTACCAAGTTCAATAAGTGAAGACGGTGACCACGTCACCGCAATGGTTCAGTGCCTCGACTGAGGATGCTCAAGTAGTCGCTGTACACATACATCCGGCCGCGCTGTTTCCCCGTCACCTCCCGCACGATGCCGAGATCCTCCAGATGCTGGATCGACTTCGCAATTGTCGGGGGCGAGATGCTCAGCCGCTGCGCCGCCGCGGGAATGCCGATGATCGGCTTCTGCTGAAGCAGCTGGTGAACCCGGAGGGCGGATGCGGCCGGGCGTCCGAGATCCTCGATCCGGTGCCGATCAGCTTCGAACAGTGCGAGGATCTCGCGCGCCGCCTCGGACGCCTGCAGAGACGTCTCGGCGATGCCGTCGAGGAAGAACTCCAGCCATGTCTCCCAGTCGCCATTCTCGCGGACCTGTTGCAGCAGGTCGTAATACTGGCGGCGATGTGTCTTGAAGTAGAGGCTGAGATAGAGGATCGGCTCCTTCAGGATCCCCTGCGTGCAGAGCAGAAAGGTGATCAGCAGGCGGCCGAGGCGTCCGTTTCCGTCGAGGAACGGATGGATGGTCTCGAACTGCACATGGACCAGCCCTGCCTTGATGAGGGTCGGCATCTCCGGCGTGTCGGTATGGATGAACGCCTCCAGGTCCGACATGAGGTCGAGGACGTTCTCGGGGGGCGGAGGTACGAAGAGCGCATTGCCCGGCCGCGTTCCGCCGATCCAGTTCTGCGAACGTCGGAACTCTCCCGGCTGCTTCGTGCTCCCGCGTCCCTTTTCGAGAAGGATGGCGTGGATTTCCCGGATCAGGCGCAGGGAAAGCGGAAAGCCCTCGCGGATCCGGTCGAGGCCATGGTTCATGGCGGCGACGTAGTTGGAAACCTCCTGCACGTCGTCGAGCGGGACGCCTGGCGCTTCCTCGCTCTCGAACAGCAGGAGATCGGAGAGCGACGATTGCGTGCCCTCGATCTGCGAGGATAGCAGCGCCTCTTTGCGGACGTACATGTAGAGGAAGAGCGGGGTGTCAGGCAGGATGGAGGTCACGCCATCGAGCCGGCCGATCGCGCGGTTCGCGCGCTCGAGCTGACGGTAGAGCCGGTCCATCCTGACGGGCGGCGCCGGCGGCAAGGGTGGAGGCACGAACGCCTCTGCGCGTTCGCCTGCGGTCGAGATGGCCACGCGCTGACCCAACCGTGATGGCTCCGGTGCTAACGCCATGGTTGAAAAAGGATCCTTTCCTTGGCAGGCTACCTGAGAAAGGATATCGCATATTCCTTTCTTTGTCGTGGTTCTAACGGAAGGTTCCTTTTCTTGTCGAGTGCTCATTCCCTCTGTCCGCGCCAGATCCGGTCCGGGCGCACCCTCTGAACCGGTGGCGCGATGGGACATCAGCGCCTCGGAAAACTCCCCACCCACCGATACCTGCCGGACATCGTCAGGTATCTGGTGACCGGTGGCGCACCCACCGCGCCGCTGGTGGAACAGGTGACCGAAGTCAGTCGGGACGCGCTGAAGCACGCGCTGAGGGACCCTGTCTTCGTGGAAGCGTTGTGGCTGCTCATCAGGTTGCCGCAGGCCGCTGCGTCGAAGGATTTCGGGGCAGCCCTCGCCGACATTGGCATGGGAGCGCGACCGCCGACTTCGGTGACTGAACTGATGGTCGCCTACAACAGCGCACTTGAGCGCGTGCAACGGCGTGTCCATGCGGGAGCGACGGACCTTGGCGACATCGCCCGCGAGGCGGGAGCCGCCGCGCTCGCTGAGGCCGTGGAGGCGGGCATGCCGATGTGGTCCCCAACTGCTGCCGATGTGCAGGCTTCAGTGGCGGCGCTGAGGTCACCGGAGAAATTCGGCGCCCTGGCCCACCATTTCCACGCAAACATCGTGGAACGCGTCATCCACTATTACGTCGATCGAAACTTGCACAAGCTCGTCGGCGCCGATCGCGTTGCGCGGTCTGTCCATGATCTCGGGACGTACAATTCCGCGATACGCCGTCACTGCATCGAGGCTGCGCTGATCATGCGCGCCTTCGCCAGGGACTGGCTTGGCAAGAACCAGTACCGGGACGGCAAGGACATATCGAGGGATGACGCCCGCCGCTTCTCGGCCTTCGCCGTCGATAAGATTGGGAACGAACTCAAGAACAGGAAGGGGCCAAAGTGAAACGATGCCTGATCGAATGCGGCGTGCCGCAGGCATCCGAGGCCGATGCGCTCGCGATGAACGTCAGCGAGCCCGGCAAGAACGTCAATCTCAGGATCGACTACATCAGCCGCTCGATGATCGGGAACATTCCCGACCTGTTGATCGACCTCCTCGAGGTGGCGGCCTACGTGTACTGCGCCGATCAGCGCATTGCACGTGGGTCCGCCATGCTCACGAACTTCGGGGAAGACTGGCGCCGCAGTCTGACCTTCTCGATTCCCGTACGTCACCCTGAGGTCTGGCAGCGTGCAGATGTGCAGGAGCTCCTCCTCGATACGCTCGGGTTCCTGTCCGACGACAGCTATGAGTTCAGTTTCCGCAAGGCGGAAGCGCCCGTGCAGCCGCGAGAGCTGTATTTTCCGGAGCTTCTCGAAGCCTTCCAGGAAAACGATGAGGTGGCGCTCTTCTCCGGCGGTGTCGATTCCTTTGCCGGTGCTGTCAACGACATCGTCACTCACGGCAAGTCGGTAACCCTCGTCGGTCATTACTCGTCAACGAAGGTACGAAACGTTCAGGAAGAGCTTATCCGCGATCTGAAACAGCGCGGATATGAAAAGCGGGTCTCCTACGTTCCCGTATGGGTCTCGAATGAGGTCGCCAAGCCCGTCGAGTTCACGCAGCGGACCCGCTCGTTTCTGTTTGCCTGTCTCGGTCTCGTCGTGGCGAAGATGTCGGGCAAGGACGGGTTCAGCTTCTATGAGAATGGGGTTGTCAGCATCAACCCGCCCCTGGCGGGCGACGTGGTCGGCGGCCGCGCGACGCGCACGACGCATCCCAAGGTTCTCCGCGGGTTGGAGGCGCTGTTCTCGACCCTGCTCGACAGTGAGATTGAGATCCGTACTCCGCTTCAATGGCTGACCAAGAAAGAGGTCACCCAGAAGATCGCCGATGCGGGCGTTGCGGACATGCTTGCCGCCACGGTGAGTTGCACGCGGCCGCGCAGCTGGACGGTCAAGCAGAAGCACTGCGGGCTCTGTTCGCAGTGCATCGACAGGCGGTTTGCCATCTTGGCTGCAGGACTGGAACAGTATGAACCGCCCCAGAACTACAAGCGCGACCTCCTCCTCGGGGATCGCAGCGCGGACGATGAGTTGCGAATGGCTCTTAGCTATGTCGCGTTCTTTCGGGACGTCGCCGGAATGCCGAAGGCGCGTTTTCTTTCTGGGTTCCAGCAGGTCATTTCCGCGCTCGATCACTTCCCTGATCTGTCAGTCGACGAGGCAGGATCACGCCTGTTCGAGCTGTTTCAGCGGCATGCGCGCTCGATAGAAGAAGTCATTGCCAAGGCGCTCATCGAGCATGGCGACCGGCTTTACAGGGGTGAGGTTCCGCCTGGTTCGCTTCTGGCGACTTGCTTCACTCGAGACCATGTCGAGATCGCGCCGGAGTCCGACTATGATCGGCAGGCCACCGATTTCGTCGACAGGCTCAGTGCTCCCGTTCTCGAGTTCGCGGTGGATCACGATGCCGACCAGGTGCTCTTCCATGGCGGGCATCTTCTCGAAGGTGCCAACTACCGCTTCGTGAACGCGCTGATCGAGAATTTCCGGAAGGCCAAGCGGACGCGCTCGGAGGTCCAGTTCATGCCACCTCACGATGTGGCGGACAAAATAGGCGTATCCGAGCAGTCGATGCGCCAGCAACTGCGCAGGTTGCGAGACGCGCTCGACCCGCTGGCGGTGATGCTCGGGATCCCGCTCGATCAGGACAGTTTCATCGAGACCAAGGATCGCGCTGGCTACCGCCTCAACCCGGCATGCCGTGAGATCTCCCTCGGCGACATTGAGGCTCCGAATCCGGCTGCGTCACAGGAATAATCCGCCGACGTCACAGGCCACCACGCGCAAGGTCACGATCTGCCCAGCAAAGCCCCGTTTTTCGGGGCTTTTTTCTTGTCCGCACGTCACAAGAAAGTCCGGGCGTGATCATTTATTCGAGGCCGTAAAACACTGAAATTGTTCGCATATCCGGGCGCATCAACGTGCCGGGGTGAACAACGGACAACTCAATGAGGTTTCGGATGTCTGTCACGCATCTCAACCAGGCCGAGCTGGCAGCTCGATGGAAGATCAGCCCGCGCACGCTGGAGCGCTGGCGTTGGACCGGTGAGGGCCCCGCCTTCATCAAGATCGGCGGCCGGGTCGTGTACCGGCTCGAGGATGTCGAGGCCTACGAGGCCAACCGGCACTGCTCGAGCACGGCCGACAAGCCCGCCGTGAAGCTGGCGTGAGGGGGTGGCCATGACGATCCCCAACCGCATCACCCTCGACGATCTGCCCTCCATGTCGATCGACGAGATCCTTGCCCTTTCTGGTGAGCAACTGGCGCTCGCAGAGGACGAAGCCTGTGAGCGGCTGCGCGCCGCCAAGACTCTTTACGACTGGATCGTCGGGGCCATCGCGCTGAAGTACGGCGACCAGGCGCAGGAGGCGCGCCGCGCGGAGGGCAAGGACACCGGCACCGTCCGGCTGGAGGACGGCCCGGTCACCGTGGTGGCGGAGCTCCCCAAGCGCGTGGATTGGGACCAGGTGATGCTCGCCGGTCTGGTCGAGCGCATCCGGGCCGATGGCGCCGATCCCGCCGAGTACGTCGACATCGCGTTCAGCGTGCCCGAGCGCAAGTACACCGCCTGGCCCAAGGACATCCGCCAGGAGTTCGAGCCCGCCCGCACGGTCCGGACGGCCAAGCCGAAGTTCCGGCTGCTGCTCGACGAGGAGGCGCGCTGATGGCCATCTCGCTCGCATCCCTGCAAACCTCGACTGTGCTGCGCCCGCCGCGCGTCCTGATCCATGGCGTCGCCGGCATCGGCAAATCCACCTTCGCCGCGTCCGCCGACGCGCCGGTGTTCGTCCTCACCGAGGACGGTCTCGGCAAGCTGCAGGTGCCGCATTTCCCGTTGGCGACGAGCTACGCGGAGGTCGCCGAGGCGCTCGACGCCCTGCTTGACGAGGACCACCCCTATTCGACGGTGGTTGTCGACAGCGTGGACTGGCTGGAGCCGCTGATCTGGGCCGAGGCCTGCCGGCGCAACGGCTGGCAGTCGATCGAAAGCCCCGGCTTCGGCAAGGGCTACGCCGAGGCGCTGACCATCTGGCGCGAGTACATCGACAGGCTGAACGCGCTCCGCGACCGGAAGGGCATGGCGGTCATCCAGATCGCCCACACCGACATCAAGCGCTTCGACAGCCCCGAGCACGAACCCTACGACCGGTACGTGATCAAGCTGCAGGCACGCGCCTCCGCGCTGCTGCAGGAGCACTCGGACGTGGTGCTCTTCGCCAACTACCGGATCTCGGTCAGCAAGTCCGACGTCGGCTTCAACAAGAAGGTGACCCGGGCGCTCGGGTCCGGTGCGCGCGTCATGCACACCGAGGAGCGCCCCGCCTTTCTCGCCAAGAACCGTTACGGCCTGCCGGAAACCCTCCCGCTCGAGTGGTCGGAGTTCCTGGCCGCCATGCCCCAATCCGCCTGATTACGACTGAAAGGACAGCACGATGGCACGTTTCGACACCGCCTTTGACGCCGCCGGCATCGAGCCCACCACCGCCTACGAGATCCTGCCCGCGGGCAAGTACCGCGCCCAGATCGTCGAGAGCGAGATGCGCGTCACGAAGAACGGGATGGGGAAGTATCTCTGGCTGATGCTCGACATCCTCGAGGGGCCGCAGCAGGGCCGCAAGGTCTTCGACCAGCTGAACCTCGTGAACGCCAACCCGACCACGGTCGAGATCGCGCAGCGCACGCTGTCGGCGATCTGCCACGCCACGGGCAAGCTGCAGGTGAACGACAGCGAGGAGCTGCACCTGATCCCGATGACGATCCAGGTCGGCGTGAAGCCCCCGAAGGACGGCTACGGCGAGCGCAACACGATCCGCTACATGGTGCCGGAGGCCCCGGCGCAGGCGACCCCGCCGAGGTCCGCCGCGACGCAGCCGGCCAGCGCGCCCGCGCAGTCGGCGCCCGCCCGCCCGGCCACCGCGCCCTGGAACCGCAAGAGCTGACGCCCTCGGCCGCCGCGGGCTGAGACCTGCGGCGGCGAGGACATCGCCAGACCCGAGAGACAGATCATGACCAACATCACCGACGCGGCCTGCGTGGCCGCGAACGCCCCCGGCTTGCCCGACGACACCCGGCGCCTGATCGAGATCGAGGACGCCATCGCGAAGATCCGCACGCAGATCGCGACCGCCGATCTGACGCGGCAGCGGACGGCGAAGCCGATCGACCCCGACTGGTTTCACCGCGCGCGCACGGCGCTGCGCCACCTCAATCGCGAGCGCGCCGAGATCGTGGCCCGTCAGGGCGGCCGCCGCCGGCGCGAACGGCTCAAGGACATGATCATCGCCGTACTCCGCGAACGCCATGACAGCGCCGCCTGGACCGCGGTGCTGGCAGAGGCGCGGGCGCGGCTCGAGCGGGAGGAGGCATGCTGATGGCCGAGCTTCCCGAACCCCCGACGCCGACCCTCTCCGCGATCTACGCCTCCTTCGAGGCGCGGCAGGGCGACGGCTTCCGCGACCACCTCGGCGCCTCGCTCATCGGCAAGTCCTGTGCCCGTGCGCTCTGGTACGATTTCCGTTGGGCGACGCCCGCGCGGCACACCGGCCGCATCCTGCGCCTGTTCGAGACCGGTCAGCTGGAGGAGGCCCGGCTCGTCCGCGATCTGCGCGCCACCGGCGCGACGGTGCTGGAGGTCGATCCCGAGACCGGGCGGCAGTTCCGCGTCGAGGCCCATGGCGGGCATTTCGGCGGCTCGCTCGATGCGGTCGCCCTCGGTCTGCTCGAGGCGCCGAAGACCTGGCACGTCGTCGAGTTCAAGACGCATTCGGCGAAGAGCTTCGCCGAGCTGGTCGCCAAGGGCGTCGTGCTCGCCAAGCCCCAGCACGCCGCGCAGATGCAGGTGTACATGCACCTGACCGGCATCACGCGGGCGCTCTACGTCGCGGTCTGCAAGGACACCGACGCGCTGCATATCGAGCGCGTCCCGGCCGACCCCGCGATGGGCGAGCGCCTGCTGGAAAAGGCCCGGCGGATCATCTTCGCCCAGCACCCGCCCGAGCGGATCAGCGCGGATCCCGCCTGGTTCGAGTGCCGGTTCTGCGACCACCACGGGCTCTGCCACGGCGAGGATGCCGCGGCTGTCACCTGTCGGTCCTGCCTGCATTCGACACCGGTCGAGGGCGGTTGGCACTGCGCACGTCACGGTCGGCAACTCGACCCTGCCGACCAGCGCCGCGCCTGCGCCCGGCACCTGTTCATCCCCGATCTCGTCCCCGGCGAGGTGAGCGACGCAGGCGAGGACTTCGTCTCCTACCGCATGCGCGACGGCTCGGCCTGGACCAACGACGCCCGCGAAAAGGAGGTCGCCTCATGCTGACCCTGCGCCCCTACCAGCAGGCCGCGATCGCCTCGATCTACGGCTATTTCGAGAAGGAGAGCGGCAACCCGCTCGTCGTGATCCCCACGGCCGGCGGCAAGAGCCTCGTCATGGCCGCCTTCATCGACGGCGTGCTCAAGGCCTGGCCCGACCAGCGCGTGCTCGTCGTCACCCATGTCCGCGAGCTGATCGCGCAGAACCATGCCGAGATGCTGGGGCTCTGGCCCGAGGCGCCGGCGGGCATCTACTCGGCCGGGCTCGGCCGCCGCGACGCGCGGGCCCGGATCCTCTTCGCCGGCATCCAGTCGATCCACGACAAGGCGACGCGCATCGGCCATGCCGATCTGGTGCTGATCGACGAGGCCCATCTGATCCCCGGGCGGTCGAACACCATGTATCGCCGCTTCCTCAATGACCTGCAGGCGATCAACCCGGCGCTGAAGGTGATCGGGCTGACGGCGACGCCCTTCCGGCTCGACAGCGGCATGCTGCACGAGGGCGAGAACGCGCTCTTCACCGACATCGCCTACGAGGTGTCGGTCCGCGACCTGATCGATCAGGGCTATCTCTCCCCGCTCATCTCGAAGCAGACCAAGACCCGCCTCGACGTGACCGGCGTGGGATCGCGCGGCGGCGAGTTCATCGCGCGCGATCTCGAGGACGCGGTCGACCAGGACGCCATCACGCGCGCGGCCGTGGCCGAGGTGATCGCCCATGGCGAGACGCGCCGGTCCTGGCTCGCCTTCTGCTCGGGCGTCCGCCACGCCACCCATGTCGCCGAGGAGTTCCGCCGCCGCGGGGTGAGCTGCGCCACCATCTTCGGCAAGACGCCGAAAGACGAGCGTGACGCGATCATCGCCGCCTTCAAGCGCGGCGAGATCAGGGCGCTGGCCTCGATGGGCGTGCTGACGACGGGTTTCAACGCGCCGGCCGTGGATCTGATCGCCATGCTGCGGCCCACCAAGTCGGCCGGGCTCTACGTCCAGATGGCCGGCCGGGGCACGCGGCTCGCCGAGGGCAAGCAGAACTGCCTCGTCCTCGATTTCGCGGGGAATGTCCGCCGGCATGGCCCCATCGATCTCGTGCGGCCGAAGCGGCCGGGTGGTCCGGGCGACGGGCCGCCACCCACCAAGATCTGCCCGAAATGCGGGACCATCGTGGCCATCGCCGCGCTCGAATGCCCCGACTGCGGCTTCGAGTTCCCCGGCCGCGAGGTGAAGCTCGAGCCGACCGCCTCGACGCTGGAGGTGCTGTCCACCGGCAAGCCGCAATGGGTCGGCGTCACCGACGTCACCTTCAGCCGCCACGAGAAACGCGGCGGGCGGGTCTCGCTGAAAGTCACCTACCGCTGCGGTCTCGCCTTCCACACGGAATGGGTCTGCTTCGAGCACGAGGGTTATCCGGGCCGCAAGGCCGCGAGCTGGTGGCGCGAGCGGGCGCCCGAGCTGGAGGTGCCCGAGTCCGTCGACGAGGCGCTTCTGCTGGCGGATCGGCTGCGCCGCCCCACCGAGATCGCCGTCCGCCCCGCGGGCCGCTTCACCGAAATCACCGCCTACAGGTTCGCCCCATGCCTTACAGCCGTGCCGGGCTCTGCGCCGTCTGCCATCGAGAACCCCGCGGCTGGGGCTGGTTCGACGCGCGCTTCCGCGTCTCCGACCCGCGGCGCGACACGAGCCGCAGAGACCTCTGCAGCCGGGTTTGCCAGGACATCTGCCACCGGAGGTCGGGCATGATCGATCCGACCCCCAATGAGACGGCGGCCATGGTCGAGGGCGGCAAGGCCGGCGGCGCCTATCTCGACAGCCTCGGCCGGACCGATCTCGCCCTGCTCACCGAGGAGGAGTGGGACACCTTCGTCGAGGTGATCGTCACCGGCTACTGCGACCACCTGCGCGACCTGGCGGCGAAGGACCGTGCCCGGCTCGACGGCATGATCCCGGAGGTGCCCTTCTGATGGCGGACACCTCGTGGATGGCGCGCGTGGGCGCGCGTCTCGTGACCAACGGCTACGCGATCCTGCCGATCGCGCCCGGCACCAAGAAGCCCGGCCAGTTCGCCCGCGCGGCCTGGCACGACTACCCGCAGTGGAACCGGCATGCGAGCCGCGCCACGACCGAGTTCGAGGTCGCGACCTGGTCGACCTGGCCTAGCTGCGGCGTCGGGATCGTCGGCGGCGCGGTCGCCGCGCTCGACATCGACGTCGCCGAGGATGGCGAGCTTGCGCTGCGCATCGAACGACTGGCCCGCGAGCGGCTGGGCGACACGCCCGCGCTCAGGATCGGCAAGGCACCGAAGCGGCTGCTGGTCTATCGCACGCGAGAGCCCTTCGCCGGGATCCGGCGCGCGCCGCTCGAGGTGCTCTGCCTCGGACAGCAGTTCGTGGCCTATGCCAAGCATCCCGACACCGGCCAGCCCTATGC